AAGAACCAACTGTTGAGACCAATCAAGATACTCTCAACGAAATAATTGAGGAAATCGTATAATGGTAGAATATAAATTCAATGAAGGTACTCTTATCAGAGAACTAAAAGAGTATATTGACGGAACTTACGATGGTCACTACTCAAAAAATAAATTTCAATCAACTGAATTTATTATTGACTGTGGTCATGGTATGGGATTCGCTTTAGGTAATGTTCTAAAGTATGCCCAAAGATACGGCAAGAAAGATGGTGCAAACCGTAAAGACATTATGAAAATCTTGCACTATGCCCTTATTGCTTTACATCAGCATGACGAAGATATGAAAGAAAATGATTTTGAAAAAGGTCAAGCTGAGTGCACTTTTGGGGTTTACAATTCACCTCAAATGGTATATAATACTAATTACAATATGAAAATCAATGGAGATACTAAATAATGAAACTATCTAATGAAACCCGTGATGTGTTGAAAAACTTCGCATCAATTAATTCAAATATCGTATTTAACGGTGGAAATGAAATTAAGACTATGAGCGAGGCAAAGAACATTATGTCTACCGCTACTGTAGCTGAAACTTTCCCCGACAATCTATTAGGTATCTATGACCTAAACGAGTTCCTCGGAGTCATGAGCATGTTTGATGATCCTGAGTTGCAGTTCTCAGCTGATTATAATTCTGTCAAAATTGTACAGGATCGTAAATCAGTTAATTACTACTTCTCAGATCCTTCCATTTTAACATCTCCATCAAAGGTCATCACCATGCCTGACCCCGAGGTCACACTTACGCTGACTGCCGATAATATCGCCCAAATGCGAAAGGCAGCCTCAGCTCTTGGAGTTAGCGATGTAGTCATCACTGCTAATCCAGGCGATGCACACATCACGATTCGGGTAACTGATGTGGAAGATGCTACAGCCAATAACTTTGAGCTGGCCGTTGATGGTCCCCCAGCGAGTGCACCATATCGGTTCATCTTTAACATCGCTAACTTCAAGATTATTCAAGGTGACTATAATGTTAAAATCTCATCTAAACTAATCTCTAGTTGGACTAACGAAGCTAATGCAGTTGAATACTTTATTGCACTAGAAAAATCATCTAACTATGGAGGATAAAATATCTATTGTAAGCGAAGCAGATCGACTAGTAGTCCTTATGGAAGAAATAGCTATTTTACAAACCAAGCTTAAGCCTGCGGGCACTGGTCATATTCACACAACAATCAGTACTCTTCAAAATAGAGTAAACGAAATCCGGGAGAAACTAAATGGATGAAGCACCACAACTAAACATCAGTGATCTTTTTTCAGTTATAAAGATCATTGATGCATGCTCTGAACGAGGAGCATTCAAAGGTAATGAAATGGCATCTGTTGGAGCCGTACGAGACCGTATTGCTGCCTTTGCCGAAACAAACCAGCCAGTGGAGGAAAGTAATGAAGACCTTGGTGATACTGACGACGGGGATGCTTTTGTCGACACCGACATTAGCGACGACTAATTGTAAGTACACACACCAAGTAGGTGGAAACTTTACGCATAAGATTGAGTCAATGACCAATTATCAGCGTAAGGTTTTCCCTTACATAGAAGATACCAGAGCTTGTGTAGTTTCAATGAATGTTAAAATTGAAGGAACAGAATATCACACTAAAGGTAAATTCGTATTTGGTCCTGATCAAACTGAAACAAATGCTTGTATGCATGCTGAAGTAAGGGCTAAAGAGAATATCATTAAAATTGTTTCACCTGAAATACTAACTGGTACTACAACCATGGATTGTACTCCAGATGAGACGCCCGTAGTAGTAAGTCAAAAAGACGAAGTAATTGATTTTACTGAGACTGAAGACTTTATGAAAGGTTGGGCAAAACCAGTTCCACAAAAGTCGAATAGAGTATTCAACTTTGGAAACATGGCTAGTAGCATTGGGTTGCTAGTGACTATATTGAAGTAGTATATTATGGAGAGAAAATTGAAATCATACTTCCTAACCTTACCACTTGCAGCGGTTGCTCTTGCTGCATGTAGTAGTAATGAAAAAATCACTCAAGCAGTTGTTATTGAAGAACAACGTGAGATGGTTGAAGAGCAAATTGATAGAATGCCTAAATGGTTTACTAAAATTCCTGTAAAAGACGAAAGCATCTTTGCAGTAGGCACTGCCGTAACTCCTGATTTACAGTTAAGTTATGATATTGCAGTACTTAATGCTAAGACGACTTTGGCTGATAGGATTAATGGTAAAGTTCGTTCTCAAACTAAAAACTTTATTGCTAAAGTAGGATCAACTGATCTTGATGTAGCAACACTAAATGAAGTTGAAAAGGTCACTAAGAATATTATTGCTGATGTAGATGTTGCAGGTTATGCAGTATCAGAAGCTGAAGTATTCCCTGATGGTACTCAATACCGTGCGTTTGTTCTTCTTGAGTATAATGACCTTGAAGCAAATAAGATTATTGTGAACCGTCTTCTTAAAGATCGTTTGCTTTATTCTAAACTAAGATCAAATAAGGCATTCAAAGAACTAGACGACGCGGTTAATGAAGTCAAAGAAGACGAATCTAACCAGTCTGAAATGAACCTAATTTTAGAAGGATTGGTACCAAATGGTTAAACAAATAACAATTGCTAGTTTGATGACACTGAGTGCGTGTCATCCAGCTCTAGCACATGAACCTAATGTAACAGATTATAATAAGTCTGTGATTAATCAAGTTCCCTATAACGTTGAAGTTTGTAGGGATGTAACAGTATCTGGTGATAAAACTGGTGATATGCTTAAA